CGCGGATCCTCAAAGCGAGATCTGATCAAGCGCCGTGCAAAGACGACACCGCCGAAGCGCACGACTGGATTTGGACACAACTCGATTACGCTGGTGGTTATGTCGGACGGTGATGGTACTCTCCTTCGCAAGGAAATCACTGTCAAGATCTTCCAGAACGGCGTGTTTCACATCACGGGCGTTCTGGATGAGAAGTATGATCGGAATGTTACTACGGTTCTGAAGGAGCATATCACCACGCACTGTCCAACTGCGGTCATCTCTGGCGAGTGGACAGATGTGCGCCGAGTGGTGCTGATGAACTACAAGACGAAGCTGGCGGGAACCACCAATCTGTCACGTGACACGCTCTACGCATCTCTGCGCGGAAAGGGTGTGACGACCATTTATGAGCCAGCTGTGTATCCTGCGGTCAAGATCTACTTTCCAGATACCAAGTGGATTGCAAAGGTGTTTCGCACAGGTCAGATCATTCTGACCGGGATGACCACTCACGACGAGTGTGCGTCTCTTGTGACTCAGTTAAAGCCACTGCTCCTAGTATAAGAAATGACGGCTCGTGAACTCACTCCTGCAGAAGTCGCCGCTGGAATCCGGGGAATCAATGATCAGGATCTGTCTGCCACTCAGATCCAGGCGCTCGTTCGGAATATGGATGCATCGAAGCAGAAGTGGCGTCGTCTCAAGGGTGACAAGATCGCCTACGAGGAGAAGCTCCAGAAGGACAATGAGGTTCTGTATTTCAACTACCCCTCTCTTTTTCAGATGCACGCAGAGGACCGTCTGGATACGACCTTTTTTGAGATGCTTGCTCTGAAGCGGAAGATTGAAAAGGGTGAGATCACACCGGAACAAGCGACGCAGGTGATAGGTCAGAAGCTGTCTCAACGATACATTCCTGAGGTGGCGGCTCAGAATCCGCAACCTCCGACGATGTCGTATGAGGAGTTTTACAGGCAGAATCAATAGAGTTCCAGATCACGTAGTTGTCTGTCTTCTTGCAGATGAGCAGGAAGTACGTCCGGAGTTCATCCCACGTGCAATCACTCATTGCATAGCACCTCATACGACTGAGCCCAAGACCATCAAGCGAGCAGCATAGCTCCTCCTTGGTCATCGTGTTCTCCAAAACAACAAAGTCGTTTCCACTGTCTGTATAGAGGGTCCTCACATCATCGATACAGTCAATCAACGTCTTAAACCCAAGGATGCAATACTGCTTCTTGACGTCAAAGTTCAGGATCGTGTTGGCATACTTCTCAACAAACCCAGGGCGCTTCCAGATCTTTTCCCAAGATCCATGCTCCTCAAAGGCTCCGAGTTCACGCATACGATCATCAATCTTGTAATCTGCATATCCCTGAGGAACGATGAACTGAGGACCCAGACGGTTGATCTCCGAGTTGCGGATCAGGGAAAAATTGTTCCATCCGTCGTTCATAAACTGAATATACGACAGCTTGTGAACACGCGCCATCTTAGTCTTCACAGCGGTGCGCATAATGAGCTCCTGATCATCGCAAATAGGCAGATACTCCGAGTAGTTTCCAATCTCATTCAGGACTGACCGCTTCCAGATACGCGGGTGATTCGGTACACCGACGATGTGGCTCAGCGAGACATTGTTGATGTTCGGTGAAGAGATGACATTCACCCACACCTCCTGATACTTCTGACAGTAATATCCGGCATATCCCAGACCAAAGTGATCGCCATATGAATGGGGCTTGCGGTTCTCGTACAGGTGCGCAGTGTCCATATACACAAATCCAACCTCGGGATCTGTCTCAAATGCCTTCACGGCATCTGCCAGGCAGTCAGGGAGGATCTCATCATCGTGATCGAGCTCCAGGACATACTTGCCACGGCACATCGACACAACCTCATTTTTCACGTTACCGATGTTGCCACTGTTCTTGGCACGCTTGTACAGACGGACGCGCGGATCATTGCCAACCAGTCCCTTCAGGAACTCGAAGTGCTTCTCATCTGGAGAGTCGTCCAGCACAACCCACTCCCAGTCGCGCATCACCTGGTTCTTCAGGCTCTCGTAGGGACGGAGAAACTTCTGATACGAGTTGTAACAGGTCGTGAAGGCAGAAAAGACCGGACGGGTCATCTCGTGAGGGAGAAGAGCATTGTGGATGTAGCAATAGTTCACACCATTGTTGAATGCATTGAGATCCTTGATCTCCTTGAAGTGAATCCATCGCAACCGCATCCGGTTGACCAGATTGTTCATTGCGGGATAGTACTCCTGTTCGCTCTCGCCATACGTAACCAAGATGTGATAGTTGCAATCAAACATCTTCAAGACATCGTCCGGATTGGATGTAAAGTTCAGGTTACAATTCAGCTTGTCCTCGTTCGCGCTGAGAAATGTGTCGATCGCGGCATACTTCTCATATCTGAAAAAGAGGATGTTTGGATATTTCATTGTCTCTACCTAGTTTGTTGTTGTTTCTCTTTAACCGCTTACTCCTTCAACTCAGTTCGGAGCTCGGTCAGAATCTTTCCCAGCACATTCTTGCCCGGCCACTTTGCCGGGTCTGATGCCTTGGATGTATCTGCAGAGGTGCCGATACCCCAGTACTTGTCACGCGCAGACGCCTCACCGATCGGCTTGACTCCGGTCTCAAGCAGCTTCGTCTTCAGATCGGGATGCTGCATAAACTTCGCCTTCACGGCTGTGCGCATCACACCATCCTTGACCTTGTCCCACTCCTCCTTGACGAAGTCCTTGACCTTCTTGCCAAGCGCCTTCACCGCCTTCGGAGAGGGCGTCTTGAGGATCTTGTCAGCAATGAACCCATCACCAAACTTCTTCGCCTTTGCCCACTGGAAGTAGTGCTCGACCGTTGGGAAGGTAACCGAGTCCACCTGGAACGGCGCCTCATACATATTCGACAGGACACGCCACTCACCCTTGCCCTCGTCAGCGCCGAAGAACAGAACCGGAGCACCCGCGCCACCCTCGATGCGAGCAGTGCTGATCTTCTTTGCACGAGGCTTCTTCTCCGGCTTGGCGGCTTCGGCAGGCGTCTCCTGCTCTGAACGGGAATCCGTCTGACCACGCTTGAGGCGGATCTTGTCGCGGATCTCCTCGAACTTCGCCTTCAGCTTCTCGACCTCTTCGTCGGTCACGTAGTCGGGAGACGCGTTTGACCCCTTGCTCTTCTCAAATGCCTCGTCCCACGCCTCCTTCGCCTTTTGGAGCTTCTCGTCGAGGTTCTCGTCCTCCTCATCTGCCGTGGGAATGGTTGCCTCCTGCTTCTCCTCCTTGATCACCTCGCCCTTCTCGAACACAAAGCTACGGTGCAGGAAGCTGAATGCCTGGTGCTCCTGAGACAACACCACGTTGCTCTGCTCGGCATAGTGGTCATTGAACATTGTGCTACCGACCAGGTTGTAGCCGTGCTTCTTCAGGACCTCTACCATCTTGTCGAAGGGAACCAGATACTCCTTCTGAGGCTGTTCAAAGCTCTCCAGATGCACAGATACTGCGTTACCAAACGTCTCGGACCAGCCCGTGCCATCGTCATACTCCTTGACGAACTCACCAAAGATCTGCGTGCCAGACCGGAACAGGTGGCTCTGCTTGCCCATCAGCAGGGAATACACAGCCGCACCATCCAGACAGGTTCCGAAGAACAGACCCTTGCCGTGGTTCTCAAGATTTGTTGCAAAGGACTCGAATGCATCGTCGGACTCACAGGCATAGTGGATCGCCATCTGACAAGAGATCACATCAAACTCAGTGTGTCCTTCGAAGTGCTTCAGGTAGGGCGTCGTTGCTGGCTCGGAACCCGCCACCACTCCAGCGTACTTGTTCGTGCCCTCAAACAGTGGCTTGGTCATATCACCACAGATGAACAGGACAGGTGGCAGATACTCGGTCGGGTGATTCGCCTTCTCCTTCAGGTAGCGGACACAGGCTCCCTGACGCGGCGAGGTAATGCACGCCTGCGACGAATCCACACCCACAACCAGTGACGGCTTGGTGCGCTTCCACTTCAACAGATCACCTGCCCGACCAACCGCCATCTCCAGCAGAGAATCACCACGCTTGATACACTGGCGATACAGGTCATCCTTGACGCGGTTGTGGAATCCGTAGACATCCTTGAGGATCCGGTCACGCGCATCCAGGTTGTCCCGGTAGTACAGATCATCCTCGAACGTCGCATCGGGAGGAGCCGACACCAGGTTCCGAATCATATCCTCCGTGATCGGCACGTGGATGTTGGTCCAGATCGAGTCAGCAACGGCGATGTCGTTACCAAACTGTGGCTTCCCTAGCACGCGGTACTGGTGAGTCTTGTCGTGGCGAGTCCGCATAATGATCCAGCGACCCGTCTCGGTGTCATATGAGCACTCGATGATCGTATTGTCCTCCACGCGATTGCCATCAGCATCCACTGGAACACCACGGTCGTTCAGGGGCAGATTGATGATGTGAGCATCCGGTGCGCGGGGAACCGTCGGCTGGAACGGAGACGGCATCCGGTCATTGACGGATGACTTCACGCGCTCCTCGGGACTGATCTCCGGCGGCACATACTCGCCCGTCATCGTCTCGCAAGGATAGACGATGTCACCCGGCGTCCTGGAAACATACAGCGTGCCCTTGACAACTCGCTTGCCCAGTGTTGTGTCAAAGCTCTCGCCATTCTTGAACTTGACCAGGAAGTCGATGCTGTTGTGCGAGGACGGCTTCCATTTGTAGACCGTCAGCCAGGTCTTGCCACGGCGCTCATTCATTGGACCGACGGGTGAGTTCCGTGGCGTGAACACGAGACCATCAATCGGATACTCAAACTTGATGTCGAGCATCTTGCGGATCGCCTCTTGCATTGCCTCACCATCTCCGGACAGGAACATCTTGGTTGAGATACGCAGAGGCTTGCTACCCGGCAGAGACGTGAAGTCCTTAGGAATATCGGCTACAAAGGACCGCGCAAAGCCCAGACGGGACTTGGTCGTGTCGTCCTCGCTGACGAACAACGGCAGGCGGCGCACATCACGGTTGCGATACCAGTAGACGTCGAAGATGTAGAACTGGTTGCGGTCTGCCAGATACTCGCCATCAATGACGTCACCAACGTGCAGATCCTTGTTCGCCGTCAGACCCGTCCAGGTCACCACGGAGCTCGGAGTGATCCGCAGCA